ATTCATGAGGAAATGGCCATCCTCTGACTCGAGAGCATAGACCCCGGCCTCTGTCTCGATGTAGGTCGAGACGCCCTCGGCGGTCCACCACTCCGCCCGGGTCTTCGTCTCCCCGCCGATCACAGCCGGGTAGTACCGGAGCATGGCGACGAGTTCTTCCTCGTAGTCCGTCTCGTAGACCGGGATGCACTGTTCCGCCGGGATGATGATGTACCGGAAATTGCCTACCCCGTCAATGAACGGCATGAGCCATTCGACGCCCTTGTTGCTGGCGTTCTTCGCGAGTTCCTGCAGCCGGTCGTCCCAGGTCTCATCGAGGAGGGCGTTCAGGTGTTTGGCGAACTGCTCGTCTTCGGCGCTGATCAGCGGCGGACGGCCGAGGAGGTAGGCGACCTTCTGATCGACTAGGATTTTGTGCCAGTCGTGCGAGACCCGGTGGTTCGTGGCCTCGGTATCGACCTTCTTCTGCCCGTCCTCGTAGTACCAGATCTGCCGGTCCTTGATGTGAGTATCGTTGTTGTAGTAGTCCACCCCAACGAGCATGAGAGATGGGTCATGCTTCGCGATCAGATCGGCGATCGTCTGATTGATATTCGTCTCGTCAATGTTCTCTGCGAGTAGTTTCATGTGTCACCTCAGGAACGAGATCCCCGGCCCCCTGCCGAAGACCGTGTGCAGGAAATAGCGTTCCGCGTCTTTGCTGTGGTCGTTCTCCTTCACGGGCTTGTCTTCGCCCCGCTGCTGCGCCTTGGCATCCCAGACATACGCCCCGTACTCCTCGATCGTGCGGGTACAGCAGCGCAGGACGAAGTACCGCCCCTGGTGCAGCATGCTGCTCTGGGTGCGGATCCCGTCGATGACGGCGTTGTCGGCGTTCCGGACGTTCTCGAACCCGTCCCGGCGGAGCTGGACCTTGAAGGAGAGGGCCGACGGGTCGACGATGATCGACCGGGGGACAGTGCCGTTGAGGAACCGGGCGAGGTCCTCGGAGTACTCCGCATCGGTCTTCTGCCGGCCGGTCTTGCCCGGGTCGTAGTAGTACTCCCGTTCCATCCAGGCGACTTTCCCCCGGACCCCAAAGAGCCCGAAGACCGTCGGGTTGCTGGTTCCGTAGTCGACCGCGACATAGTAGGCCTCTGCCCGTCCCGGCGGCTCGTCGAGGACGTGCTTGCTCTCGTCCCAGAGGTCGTAGACTGCGCCCTCTGCCTGGACCCAGAGCCCCAGGATGAACCGCTGGTACCAGAGGCCCGAGTACTCCGCTCTCAACGCCGCCTTGTACTCCTCCGAGAGCACCGGGTTGTCGTCGAGGGTGAAGTGGAAGACGGCAGCGTCGATATCGGGGTTCTGGATGTAGTCGGTGTACAGCCAGTGGAACGGGCCGTCGGGGTTCGTGGTGACGAACATCTTCGCTCCCGGCAGGGAGAGCCGGGTCCCGAGCATGCGGAAGAACGACTCGGGCAGGACCGTGGCCTCGTCGACGTAGGCGCCGATCAGGGTCATGCCCCTGATCTTCTCCTCCGCGCGCTCGTCGTTGGCGCCGGCGACGTAGCAGAGGCGGCCGGCGATCGTGCACTCCCCGGTGTTCCGGGCATAGCGGAAGTTGCCCCGGCCGACGATATCCTGGATCGGCCGGAGGATGTTACGGTAGACGGTCCGCTCGGTCTTGCCGCTGATCAGGATGTCGCCCGCAGGAGCGGTCGCGAGGAACTCCAGGAACCGGACGATGGAGGAGACGGTCTTGGAAGACCGGACCGCTCCGTGCCAGATATTGAGCCGCCGGGTGCTCTCGCAGATGGACCGGAGCGCTTTGGGAGAGAACCGGCCCCACTTAATCGCCACGCCGGGCCTCCCGCATCTGCTCGAGGGCTGCGACCAGGTCGCCGAGGGATCCGGTGTCGCCGCCTTCGCCGGTCTTGTCGAGTCCGAGCAGTTTCGCCCGGCGCTCCATGGACCGGAGCACACGATCGATCGCAGAGAGTTCGCCGGCGGCAATGTGTCCCCAGGCATTCTCTTCGAGTGCGTCGAGTTTCGCGAGCTCGAGATCGACGATGAGCCCTGCGATCTTCCTGCGCTCCTCTGCGGCCGCTCTCAGCTCCTTCTCGATGTCGCGCTGGACCTGAGACTTCGAGACCCCCAGCTGATCGGCGATCGCGCGGATGGACTGCCCCGAGGCCCGGAGTTCCAGGGTCTTCTCTCGCCGGGTGGCTGCCTGGACCTTCGTCGGTGCAGTTTTCGCCCCATCGTTCCGAGAGCCGATCCTCACCACCCCATGAGGTGCGCTGCGGTCTCCAGGCTGCCCGTGAGGAGGAGGAGCGCCAGGACGATCACGATCCGGAGCGCCCAGAATGCGCCCCGGTAATAGTGGTATTCGTGCTGCAGGTCCGCGATCAGCTCAGGGCTGAAGTCCTCCTTTGCGATCTCGCTGTACCCGAGCGGCCGGAGCCGGGTGCAGGAGTGGATGAGGCCGAACCCGAGTGCGTGGATCTCCTCGTACACGTTGCAGAACTCAGCGAGGAGCGACGGCGGCAGGTCACGGAGGTTTATCCAGAGCGTATCTCCGTCGATGTGAATCATGGAGATCCGGCACTCCCCGGTCTCGGAGCTAATCTCCGCCGAGGTCTTGATATACCCCTTGCTCCGGAAATATGCGATGATCTCCTCGGCGGTTCGGCGGCGGTCTTCGATGTCCCCCATATAACCAGATAGGTATATATCCCCGAAACTTAAAAAGAGGCGTGAAACTGCCTGTTTTGACTATTTTGACAGTTCTGACCACGATCTCTTATACTGATCGATCAGGTCGCGGATAACGTCAGACACAGACTGCTTTCCCCACACGGTCTTGAGATACGCTAGCTCAGCAGCAACGTCTCGGTCGATATACGGAGCTCGAACCCGTGAGCTACGATCCCGTCCCCCGTGCATTGTCCCGTTTTCGTTCATGCGCTCACCACCTCACAGATGCCGCCAGGTCTGCAGGTGCTGTCGCCTGGGCATGACATCACACTGTGATGAGCACGCGGCTATAAAATAGACTCCATCGGGCGCGCGCCCCTCGAAGCACCTGTATATTGCCCGCGATAGCGCAGTGGAAGCACAGCGCATACCCCCTTGTGTGCGGATGCCCCGGTCACAATGCAAAGGGTCATTTCGAAAAGCGAGTTTTCCGAAAACTCGCTTTGCGAAATGACCCTTCCTCTTTTTTTTTGGGGTGAGCGAGCCACACTGTGTCTCGGTGGCCCCGCCGGCGTCACCGGTACCTGCCCCGGCGCCGGAGATGTAGAGGACCTTCACCGCAGCACCTCCTTGCCCTTAGCTCCGCATCTCGGACACTCGTGATGTTGCAGGAGGTGTTTCGTATGAACGAGGATCCCTGCCCGTGATACGAAATGGCTCATAGGGCGGCCTCTCGGCGCCATCTCTGAACCGCAGTCCGAGCAAATCACCGCAGCACCTCCTCGATGGACTCTCGGACCGGCGCCAGGGCGAGCAGGCCGAACGCCGCCGAGGCCTCCGCAGGGCTCACGCACGCCCCCGGGTCGCGTCCTCGGCGGCCTCCTCGAGCGAGGCCAGGATGGCCACCGGGTCGGCCCGGGCGGGCTGCCGCGGCGGACCCCGCCGCATGACCACCTCGGCGATCCCGCGGTTCACCGCCACCCGGGCGCAGAGGAGGCACGGCGTGGCGTCGACCGCCAGCCCGGTCGCGACTTCGTACCCGGCCAGGTACAGGGTGCAGCCCTCGGCCGCCCGCCCCGCCTGCAGGAGCGCGTTCATCTCGGCGTGGACGGCCCGGCAGAGCTCGTAGCGCTCGCCCTGCGGGATCCCGAGCGCCTGCCGCCGGCACCCGACCTCGGAGCAGTGCGGTTGTCCGCGTGGAGCGCCGTTGTAGCCGGTCGAGAGGATCTCCCCCGCCGGCGTGGCCACCACCGCCCCGTAGTGCCGGCGGAGGCAGGTGGACCGCCGGGCGGTCTCCAGCGCCACCGAGAGCAGCCAGCCGTCCCGGGTGGGCCTGGGCGTCACACGCGGCCCCCCCCCGATCTGCCGCTCCTCTGCGCCGATCCCGCGGCTCGCCGCCACCCGCGCGTCCCTCGCGCGTTCGATCTGCGTCATGCCATCTGTCATATCGCTCGCACCTCCAGTGCCTTCGCAGGGCGCCCCCCGCGGGCCCATCTGCTCTTGATGATGTCGATATACTTCTCGTTGAGCTCGATGCCCACGCTGGACCGCCCCAGGCCATAGGCTACCAGGTTCACCGTGCCACTCCCGGCGAATGGGTCGAGCACCGTGCAGGGGATCGGGTCACCGGCGCTGCATGTGCAGGTGGGAGCCCAGCCGATCTCGGATCTCATCGACATTTTGCGAGTTGTGTTCCTTGAACCAGACGCTAACCCTCCCCCGTTGTACTTTGTGTTGGTGCCCGGGCGAGTGTCATACACTGTTACCTCCACCACCCGCCGCCAGGGTGCGCCGCACT